AAGTAGCAAACTTAAAATCTGCTTTAGACTCAAAAATATCTGAAGAGATAAACCCAACTACTGAAACAAAAACAATAGGCGAATAGATGGAAACGCTGATAGAGATAATTATCCTTACAGGGGTAATATTGTTTATAATAAATAAAAAGAAACCAGAATGGATTGACTGGATAAAATCCCAAATAAAGAAGTGATAAATTATGGCTGATACTTATACAACTAACTTACAATTAAGGAAACCAGAGGTAGGAAGTTCTACTAATACCTGGGGAACTAAACTTAACGCAGACTTAGACTTGCTAGATGCAGTCTTCTCGGCAAATGGAGCAGGTACGAGTGTTGGCCTACACATAGGAACTGGTAAAAGTTTAAAAGTAAATGGCACATTAACAGCAAGTAGTGATGTGTTCTTAAATGGAAATGGCTTACAAAACTCATTAAAGTTTATTGATGGCAATGGTTACTCAGTTGGAATAAAAGCACCAGCAGACTTAAACGATACAAATATAACATTTATATTACCTGACTCTACAAACACAGCCAATGGCACATCTTTAGTTGCTACAAACGTAACTAATAATGTTGTAACCCTAGGATTTGGAACATCTCCAGTTGCAGTAAGTAATTACTTTGCAACATCTGGATTATCAAACAAAGACTTAGGCACAGGCCTGCATCTCAAGACTGGTAGTGCTGGAGCAATCTCAACAATTCAATCAAATACACAGCTTGTAATAGAGAACGATAGTAATACAGGTATTATGTTGTTAAACCCAAGTTCAAACTCAGGAAACATTCTTTTCTCTAGCTCCAACGGTTTTGTTAATGGAACAATAAAATACCAGCACTCAGATAACTCCATGCGATTTAGCACTAATGGAAGTAATGAGAGGATGATTTTTAAAAGCAATGGCGATATAAATATTAATAAAAGTGTTAATGATAGAGATACTGAAGGAACGACCATATATGCAGACCACGGATTTGCTATAACAAAAAGTGCAGGAAATGTTTTATATCTTAATAGAAAAACAAGCAATGGCTCTATAGTTGAGTTTTCAAAAAATGGAACAGCAGTAGGGAGCATTCAGGTTGGTGCAAGCTCAACAACCTACTCCACATCATCAGATTACAGATTAAAGGAAAATGAAGTAGCTATATCAGATGGTATTGATAGATTAAAACAATTACAGCCATACAGATTTAATTTTATTGTTGATCCAGATACAACAGTTGATGGCTTCTTTGCACACGAAGTACAGGACATTGTTCCAGAAGCAGTAGTTGGTGAAAAAGATGGTGATGAAATGCAAGGCATAGACCAAAGCAAACTTGTCCCTCTTTTAGTCGCAGCAGTTCAAGAACTAACAACAAGATTAGAAGCATTGGAGAATTAAATGCCATTAATACAAGTGACTCCTCCACCTGGCATTGTCACTAACGGTACTGATTATGCCAACAAAGGAAGATGGACAGACGGTGACTTAGTACGTTTTGAAAACGGATACCTAAGACCAATCGGAGGATGGACAAAACTTAATACAACTGCTCTTACTGGTACTCCTACTGGTATGTTCTCCTATATAACCAATGGAGGTAAAAAAGTATTAGTAGTTGGAACAAGAGAAACTATTAATGTTTTAATGGATGATACTTGGTATAACATCACTCCATCAAATTTTGTAACAGACGCATCTTTTGATCCTTTAGGATATGGTGCATATCACTATGACGTTGAAGACTATGGTGATGCACGTTCACAATCTGGTTTATTATTTAACACCAACTCTTTTTCTTTTGACAACTTTGGTGAAATATTACTTTTTTGTTGTCCATCAGACGGAAGAATATTTCAATGGAATCCAAACACAGCTAACGTAATAGCAACACCAGTTTCAGGTGCGCCAACTAACTGTGCTGGAGTAATGGTTACAAACGAAAGACATGTTGTAGCTTTAGGCGCAGGCGGTGATCCAAGAAAGATACAATGGTCATCAAGAGAAACACTTTCTACATGGACTCCAGCAGCCACTAATACTGCTGGTGACTTACAAATACCTACAGGTGGCAGAGTTATAAGTGCAGTTAAATGGCAAACAGATATTATTATCTTTACTGATACTGGCGTAGCTAGAATGTATTACACAGGTTCTCCTTTTATCTATGGCATACAAGACGCTGGTACTAACTGTAAAGCAATCAGTCCAAGAACGGTTGTAGCTGCTGATTCATTCTTATGTTGGATGGGTGAAAACTCATTTTTTATATTTGATGGAGCTGTTAAAGAAATCAAATGCGAAGTACATGATTTTGTTTATGACAATATAAATAGTCCATATAGAAAAACATCATGTGGTGGACACAACTCTAACTTTAACGAGTTATGGTTTTTCTTTCCCGTTGGCACAGATCAATTAACGCCAAACAAATATGTTATCTGGAACTACATAGAAAACGTATGGAGTATTGGTTCTATGGATAGAGGATGTTGGTTAGATCAAGGCGTATTTGATTTTCCAACAGCATGTGATAGCGCTGGTTTTGTTTACGAACACGACAGCACAACATTAAACAACTCAGAGAACTTAGGTTCATCAGTACCTTACGCAACATCAGGCCCTATAGAAATAGGCGTTGGTGATAACTATGTGCAATGTAATCAGATTATTCCAGATGAAGAAGCTGGAACATTGCCTGGAGTCGTATTAAGTTTTACAGGAAGGTTTACTCCGCTTGGTGCAGAAACAGATTTTGGTAGCTTTACTTTTGAGAATGATGGTTACACAGATGCAAGATTTAGCGCAAGACAAGTTAAAATGAAAATAACAGGCGACACAGATCAGTTATTTAAAGTTGGTAACATACGATTAGATGTTAAAAAAAGAGGTCGTAGATAATGGCACGTAAAGCATTAAGAAGACCAGGGCCAGTATTAGATACAAATTATCAAAACTATCTGATTTCTGAAATAGAGTACAGAGACGGGTTAGCGTTTAAAAAAGGTGAAAGAATAGAGGTAGGTGGCGTAGATGCTACTGAACTCGTATTAGTGAGTCCAAATGGAACAAAATATAAACTTAGTATCGCAGACAACGGAACAATCTCCGCCACAGCAACAGTCTAAAGAAGACTGGGAGATAGAGTTTGAAAGGTTAGAGCCACATATTATTAGTGCATTAAAGCATCAAGATAGGTATAATCTAAGTGATATTAAAGAAAAAATAGGCCAAGGAGTATTCCATATATGGCCTGGTAAAGATGCTTTTTACATATCTAGTTTTGGCGAATTTCCAAAATATAGAATTTTAAATTTATTTTTGTGTGGTGGAAACTACGAAGAACTAGAAGAAATGCTTAAAAGCATAGAGCAGTTTGCAAAACAATGGGAATGCAAATACCTTTATGGCGGTGGTCGTAAAGGATGGCTAAGAAAAATTAAACATCTTGGTTTTGAACAAGAATACATAGTCAAGAAGGAATTATAATTATGGGAATAGAAACAGCATTAGGTTTGGGAGCAGCGGTTCTTGGATCAAGAAGCAAAGGGCCTAAACAAACATCAACCAGCTCAATTGATCCAGCATCACAAGCTCGTTATGACGATTTATATAACAGAGCTAAAGGAGTAGCAGGTCAACCATTTACACCATACACAGGTGCTAGAGTAGCTGGATTTAATCCAGACCAACTAGCTGGTTTTGATGCAACAAGAAACATGTTTGGTAGATCACTATCTTTTGATCCCACAGGACAACTAAACAACTTAGCTCAAGGCCCACTTGACATACAACAATTTCAAAATCCTTATACCGATCAAGTTATTAATAACACACTTAGTGATCTAAATGATGCTAGGCAAATGCAAATACAAAGCGATCAAGATGCAGCAATAAGCAGAGGTGCTTTTGGTGGTTCTCGTTCAGCTTTGCTTGAATCAGAAACAAACAAAAAATTTGCAGACGTAGCAGGTAGAACTGCTGGTGACTTAAGACAGCGTAATTTTAATAATGCAGCAAACCTAGCAATGGGTGACAGAAACTTTAGAGCTGGTATATTTGGTAATCAGTTAGCAGATCAATACAGAGGATTAGGCTTACTATCTGACATTGGAAGACAGCAACA